ACTTCTTCTGTCTTAAGGTCCTTACCAATATAGAACTTGGTGTTCATATCCTGCTGTGGTGCAAGTTTTTCAGAAATCATCACTGATACGGATACATCGTCACGGTCTTCATTCTGTGTAAAATCAAGCTTAATCGTGATTCCTCTTTTCACTTTGAACGATGTATTTGGATCCTGAAGATTTTCAATAACCTTCTCAAACGAACGTTCAAACTTTGCCTGAAGCTGACCGCCTACGATTTCCTGTAAATTAATTTTATTCATGTTAATCACCTATTCCTTTCTTGATTCTGATTTTTTCTAAAAATCAAACACAACATCCGGCGCTCTTTTGAAATTCACACCACAGTCTTCTCTGTTGTCCAGCTCTATCCTCCGGACCGCCTTATTGATCTCTCTGGCATTGTCCTTGCAGTACACATAGCCATCCGGCGCATATAAGCTTTTCACTTTCCCGTTGATCCGGTCCAAAATCGTTTGATATGACATATGGTTCTTCCTGCCGGCTTCTCTTACCGATCTGTAGAAATCAACGATCTGTCCTTCTTCACTGATCTTCACGACCGAAGTTTCACATCCGTTGCCTCTTCCAGTTAACTTACCAAGTTCACTTCTGGTAATGATTCCGATGTTATTCAATGCATCGTCTGTGATAATCCCGTTCTTGTGATAAGTTACCATTCCCGGAGGCAATTCACCGATAAATGTGATCTGCATCAGTTTCATGACAACCTGTTCCTTGCAGTTCAATTTCACAACCCTGCGACCATTTGCAGTCTTGATATATGGGTGCAATGCTTTGTACCCACGTTTCAGTGCCCTGCGAACATTGCCGAAATAATTGATCTGGTACTTCCCGCCATATCCCGGAATGTCATACCATCCTTCTGGATTGATCTGCTTAATCCGCATGATTCCCACCTCCCGTCATTCCTAAAAGTGCTCTTTCCATCTGATTCATGTCATAATCACGTTCATTGAAATTGCTAAATCCTTTTCTCTTTACTTCTCCTTCGTACTGACCTTCTAGTACCTTTGTAAAATTGTTCGGAAGCACCAACCAATCAAACGTAATTTTCCAATCACCTTTATCTGTTTTTCCTTGCAAAAATGGACTGTTCTTCACGTTCTCAATAGCCTCTAAGACTTCCTCAACACTATTTTCTTCGATCCTTGCGTTCAGATTCTTGTATCTCTTAGATGTCTTGTCCATCTTTTTTATTGGTTTGATTCCATACTTCTCCAGCTCGTTCCATGCGCACACTACACGTTCTATCGATTCCGTATTCGGATTCGGATTGGATTCGGATTGGATTACGGGAACATCTGTATTCATATGTTTGCAGTTGCTTGCAAATGTAATATCTTTGCCTTCATCTGGATTCGGATACTTACTTTTCTTTGCACGAATATTCTGATGCGACTGCCAAGTTGACAACTGAAGGTACGGTTTTCCTGCTACTTCGTAGTGTCTGACCAAGCCAACCGACACCAACTTCTTGAGCGCATCTTCTATATTTTTATTCGTTACATCTTTTAACGGAAAGCAAGTTCCTTTTATAATCGCAGTTCTTCCGTCAAATCTTCCATAATCATCACAACTTACGATCAATCGATAGAACAGAACTTCTTCAAACCAACTAAGTTCACCAATGGTATCACTTGTCCTAATTGATTCTTTCAATATTCTGTTAGGCATTTTGCACCTCTTCTACCATTTTTTCATACAGCTTCATCCAATCATCCAGTGGCATAGTAACCAGCCACTCTTTTCTATTCTTCCGATGCATGACAACCGGCGTTTCACCAGTTCTTGCATCATTCTTTGACTGTTCCACGGCATCATAGATATTCAGCTTTTCTACTCTCTTACATTCAATATGAATCCCTGGAAGACCAACTACATCTGCGTCACCATTAGATCCGCAATACTGTTGACCTCTCCGGCTGTCCTCATATCCATAGCTTTTGAGTATTGCAGCAAGCTCACGCTCACCTTTCTTTCCCTTCTGGTTTGAATTCATTTATTATGTCCTCCAATCAATGCCGTTTTCTTTACAATCTTTTATAGCTCCATTCAGAGACCAATCTATGGAATCTCTTCTGCTTTCCTCCTGCCTGACATATGCTGCAAGCATTCCTCTTTCCATCGGATCATCCAGATCAGGTCTGAAATATCCCTTTCCATCCGATAGATTCAAGATAGATCCGTCACGCCTTGCATAATGAATCAAATCTCTTATCTGACGGTCCCTGAATCCAGTCTTCATACACAGCTCATATCTTGTGACCGCATTAGCTCGTCCTTTCGGAATATAATCACAAATATCAAATCCCTCACAGTTTAATGACCGGAGATAATCCTCTAATTCTATCTGTCCTTCCATGCTGCTCCTTTCCGCCAGAGCCTGGCTCTCTGGCTGTGATACAACATCTTGTGCAATAAATAACGCTGGGTGAGTGCTTATGCGTTACATTTCTTGGTTACAATGCCAGGGAATCTATGTTAATAAGTTACAATCTGCTTTTCCCGAAGATCTCTCTAAACTCTTCCCTTGTCCCGTAATGTTTCTCGAAATACTTCTGAGCCATTTGCTTCAGTTCCAGATCAATGCCCTTATTCGGATTCTGATGAACACTGTCCGGATAATTCTCATGTAAGTAATAAGCTATCGGTATTACAAAGCCGTATTTCTCAGACATTGATCTATACGGGCCGTAAAATATATGATGCCGATGGCAATATGGCGTGCCGGTAAAATAACAATGATCCATATCATCTGTGAACACGCTCCACAATTTCTTAGACATCCACACCATACCTTTCTTTCAGGAGTCTCTTTTCTTCTGGTGTGGCGATTTCTCTATCCGGGATCTGTGCCTCCTTACACATTGTGATCAGCCCCGATATCAGCCTGGACATTTCCTCGGTATTATAGGTTCGGCTTCCTCTGAGGAGTCTGTATGTCCGGTACATCACACCGTCAACTCCTTCTCTCACTTGGGAAGTAGGCTGCAAGTGATATTCTGTAGAATTTTTCACTTTATTCTCTGCTTCTTCCGTGTCTGGAATCGTTGTAAATGCCGATTTCCCGGATAATATTACCGGATATCCATATCTTATAAGACACATGTTGTGTGCTTCCGGATTGCTCAATTCAAGCTTTTTAGCGAACTTCGTAATCAATACCCAGTAATAAGCATTCGCATCTAAGCTTCTCTTTTCTCGATGTTTCTTAATCTGAATATCAAGCTTCTCACAATCTTTCAGTTCCTGGAATGCATCTCTGGCATCCTCATTCACTTCTACAGAGATGCTCTGCTTTTTAGTAGCATAGTCCATCTTCAAGCCTTCGAGTTTTCCTGTGAAATTCATCAATCATCACCAAATTTCTTTTTCAGTATCCCCAACAATGAGGCACATTGCTTTTCTGTAAGAGTGTCCATATTCATTTGATTGTTGATTAACCACTGTTCCAAATTCACCCCGTGTGCAGTACACTGTGTTCGGAGTGTCTTCTTCTTTGCTTCTGATGCAAGGTCCTCTCCTGTTCCCGGAATCTTTGCTTCCAGCTTGTTGTATTCTTCTTTCAACCACAAATTAAATCCAAGTCCTGTATGAATAGCCACACACTTCACAAATGCCCTACACATACTGTTCCATACTCTCTGTTGGCTCATGGAATTGTCTTTTACCGGATTCGCCCCGTTCATCACTGGAGTCTGCATCTCATATTCCTTATCATCGATAACGACTTTGATCCGTGTTTCATAACAACGATTCGTATTGTTATTCTTGTCCTTGAACTCGATGTCTGTTTTTCTAAGACTGCTTCCGGTCTGCGGATCAGGGATTGGCTCCCAATACACTTCGGTAGCACCGTTCTGTCTCAGCAATTCAATACATTTCGCCCAGTTCAGATATGTAAAGCCATCTCTTTCTTCGCAATACTGCCTTACATCAACCTTTATCAATTCTTCATAACTTTTAAGTGCCATCTACTCTTCACCTTCTTTGTTTTCTTTTTTACGCGTGATCGAATATTTATATTCTCCAACAGCATACTTATCAAACATCGAAGTAATCTCACTTGCCTCTGCCAAACTGTTTACCTCGAAAATCACTTTATCTTCATGCTCGTACAGTAAATTACTGGACTTATAAACCCTTACTATTTCTACTTTCCACATCACAATATCCTCCTGTACATCTTGTTCAAACAAACCTCGCACAGATTTTCACCATTTATATCTAAATATATCGGCTCACCTTCCCATAAGTACTTGCCACAGCAATCACAAACCGAGGCCGGTTCTGGATCATCTGGCGGAGTTGTCTTCCAATCGTCGTATCCTGGAATGCTTTCCATCTCTACTCCTCCATTACAGCTTGAACAATCTTTTCGCAAACTACTCCAAGTTCATTAATAAATTGTCCCATCTCTTTTGCCAAAGCCACATGATCCTCTGGTAATGGATCTGAACCATCCAGATGTTTGGCAACTCGGTCCGTGATACCAGCTGCAACCATAGCATATTTATCAACATCCTCTTCCTTTGCATCTTCCGGAAGTATCTCGAATGCTGCTGCTCCTATATATGCACTCAGATCTGATATGGTAATTTCATATTTCTTTTCTTCTGCCATTTGACTATTCTCATTTTTCTGTTTATACTTAAATTGACTATTTTCCAGAGCGCCCCAAGTTTGCCGGCTTATATGGGTGCTCTTCTTTGATTTCTCCTTGCAACGTCCTCACCTCCTTCACCTTACAAGCAACCAGATAAATAACATTGCATCAAATGCAAGTCCGATTGCGGCACCGATCAGGATCTCTAACACCGTTTCTCTGATGATTCGCTGCCATTTTGTTCTTGGTCCTCTTCTTTTCATGCTTGTCCTCCCTTCTACCGCCTAAGCGGTTTTCTACTTCTGGTATCCTAAATATCCAACAGAATTCCCGTTTAACTCATTCACGGCTTCATCCTTATCTTTTTCCGCCATAGTATCCATATCTCTTTCAGAAATAAGACTTCCATCTTCTTTTCGTATAAGTCTTAAAATAAATATATGTTTCAAACTGCATCACCTCTTTATAGGTTATGTGGAATGGTTTGTACTTGTTGCGGTTCTCTGGTATAATTTTCCTATCAAATGACGAAAGGAGAAATGTACATGAATAGCGATGCAACCATCATCCGCCCAAGATTTACTTATACGGAAAAAGCCTACGTTCCAAATACCTCCAATGTTTTTATCATTGTCGAGGAAACAATGAAATTAATGGAAAATTATTTTAAAAAGAGCGCCCCTGCTTTCCAGCTTGTAAACAATCTTCGTTTTGATTATCCGGAAACCTCCACTACATATGATGAGATTCATATTTGTTGCATGGATACCTCTTGGTCTCAAATAGTGTTTCAGTTTTCTCATGAGTTTTGCCACCTTCTGATAGGAAATCCTGTTCCACCAAGTATGCGTTGGTTCGAAGAAAGTGTCTGCGAACTTGCTTCATTATTTTTTCTTGAGAAATTAGCAATAATATGGGGGCAAAGCGGACTTCTTGCACATCCTGAATATGCACCATCCCTCATCTCCTATCGCACCAATCGAATCAATTCCGTAGAAGACTTGAAAAATCCTTCGGATCTTTCCGATCCTTCTTCTGCTATCTGGAAAGATGCTATTGCGAATTGCTATAATAGAAATTTCAATTTGCAAATTGCTAAATTACTACTTCCTGTCTTCAGCAAATATCCTCAATTATGGGAGACGGTTACTCTTTTAGGTAGATTGCCAGCGCAAGATTCTGTCTCATTCCCTATGTATTTAGGTATCTGGCGTGTCCTCGCAGGTGATTCTTACAAGCAGCCTCTTAACGAATTGGCCAGTATTTTTCATTGTTCCATATAAGACCAATTCTGCCATTTTTCATTTTCTTGACGAACCCAAAATTCTGCCCCGCCACCGTTGTAATAGATATATACTTTGTAACCTGTTACTTCTGGTGGCTCTGGTCTTCCACCAAGCAAAATGTCTTCCCTTTTTGCCATAAAATGCCCCATAGCAAAAGAAATAGTTTTTTCAAGTTGTCCATACTCAACACCCATAGCACCCGGCATTCCTTTTGGACCTCTATGATTATCTGATGCTTTCAACTT